TGATATGAAGTTGTACCGTTAAGAACCGCAGTGACATTTTCCAACGTATAACTTCCTGACAAGCCGACGACTGTTCGGCCATCACAGGTACCAGCAATCATTTCAATAACTTCGCCAGCACGATATGATGCTGCTGATGATTGCGCAAAAGTTACAGTGCCATCGCTGCTAACTGTCATAGCTTCTGCACCTTGTTGAGATTTAATTTTGTTTACTTTGATTTCACTCATATCTTGTCCTATGTCGCATGAACTAGCATTCCCCAGAAAAATGATTTTCTGCTACTAGCATCAGATACTGTGCAGTTTTCTTCAGTTTGAAAAAAAGATTCAACGTAATCGCCTGTGCCGTTTAGCTGCAGCATGCCAGTAGGCATGGGGTATTCGCCGTTTGTAAATATGTCTGAACTCGATTGAAATTGAGATGGTAAATCTAGCCCATTGTTTGTGCCACCATTTTTTGCTATTTTGAAAGCAACAAGACTCGATGAAGTCGTCTGTATTCTCACAGTACCTCCAAACAAATACCAGCCAGCAACTTGTGGAGTATATCTATTATTTGTAGAATCCCAGTAGCCACCAGTGTCAAGTTCAACTGTTGGAAACGTCAATTTCAAATAATCACTTGCTGTATAGCTTGTATCTATATTCAAAGCCGAAACTTGAAACGCTATATTTTTAGGTTTAATCAGTCCATTACTTCCAATACTATACGAATTAGTACCGTTAGTATGTTGTGCCTGATTAAATTTTAAAATGCTTGCCATCTATATCACCGTTAATGCACCGTTTATCGTAATTGCTACTCCTGAGTCTACACTAATAGGACCAATTAACATTCCATTCGAATTAGAGTCAATCGTTAGATTTCCTTTTACAGAATTACCTGTTGTTTTTATCGCGACACCAAATATGGTTGCAGCACTATCTCCCGTAGTTAATGTACCTGACGGAATATCAATATTGTTAGCAACTGTAATATCGCTAGCAATTGTAATCTTAGATGCAGTTGCACCTTTTTCTATTCTGTCAACCCTAATAGTGCCTGTCATAACTTATCCTATGCGTATGGACTTGTGCCAAGAAGATCAGTATCCCATGCAGCCTTTAGCTCATCAATAGTAGATGCGTTTGTAATAGCGCTAGCTGCGGGTGCATCTCTCAACGCGGTCTTTTTATTTACTGCAGCAGTCTTTGCTGATGCATCATCAGCTTCCATAGCTTTCATGAAAGCAACATCTTCTGCTTCAAGCAAAGGAGCTCTTACTTCTCTAATTTTTTCTTTAAATAGATTTTTTGCTTCTGTCATATCTTCAGAAATCACAGTGCCACTCAAGGACCATGCATTTCGAAAGTGACGATCAGCCGGAATACTAGATGCATCGGATCGATCAATAGTATTACCGTCTTTATCGATAATAGTAGTAGCCATTTTTTATCTCCTATGCTACGTTAAGTTCTTCGGAAATGCGCCATGCATTTCTCCAAGTTCTATGTGACGGTAACTGTTCTTTTTTACAAATTACCATTTTAGGTTTGTTACCTTTATTCCAGTTTTTCCACACTTTTTGTGGTACATCTTTCATAATCAAATATTCAATTGCTTCTTCTTCTGTCATCGGATCTACGGGATCGGTGTTATGTAAGAGGTAGCCTCTCGTATGTTTCTTAAAATCAGGTTTTGCCTCATCTGCCGCCAGTTCATGATAAACCCAGACTGGTGGAAGAATGCCACCCTGTAACGCACAAGCCATCCAGTTTGGATCAGGAACGAGTATCTTAGCGCACTCATCAATGCTGTCTTCGTATACCACACGGTAGTCAGACTGATAGGTTTCTAAGTTTTCTTTTGCCCAGCAAAGCCTATGCCAAAGATGTGTGCCTTTAAATGAGGGTGTCTGCATCAGGCCAAGTCTCCCATAAAAGAACCATGACCCGTACCAAGATCTAAAGCACCGGTGCCGCCACCTCTCTTGCCATCCATCCTACATTGCGTGGTTGTCTTTAAATCAGGAGTAGGCGAAGTTGTGCCTTTAACTTGAAAGACAAGATTTATTGCGCTGCCAGCTGCCCTCAGTTGTCCACCCACTACAACAGCATAATTTGTATTACCCAGTGGCGTACTCATTGTTGGCGTATAGTCACCAGTTGCATTATCTGTAACAGAACTCATATTAAAACTGTCAGAAAGAGCTACAGTGCCAGTGCCATTAAAATTAAACCAAGCCTTTGAACTACCCTCAACAACATACTGAGTTCCAACAGAACCGGAAGAATTATGTTCAATAAAGTTTGCTCTGATCTTGCCATAACTCATGCCAAGTCTCCCCATCCAGCAATATTCAAATCATCATGATCATCTTGGCCCGCACTACCATTACAGCCTCTAGTTGAGACTTGTGTTGTGCTTCTACCCGGTAATGCACCGCTACCACCCCAGTTCAAACTATCCAACTGCGCGTAACCTGAGCTAGTACCACCACCAGTACCGCAGGCCTGTGCAGACCAAATAGTATTAAGAAAAGCATTTGTAGTATTCCACCGGTGATAACCTGTTGAGTTATCTTCAAGTGACGAAATGTTGAGTGTACCATAAAGGGCATTGCTCGTGTTCGTATCTGCTGTACCATACATCTTTGCAAGGCCTTGACGAATTGTCATAGTTGCTGCACCGTCTTCAACTGTAACAGTATTTTTGTTTGAAAAACCGGTTAACTTGTCTGTCTTAACTTCACTCATGCTAAATCTCCAAACACGGCAAGTTTATGATGTTGATCAGTATAAGAAGAACCAGTATATGTTCTAGTTGTACATGAGGTAGTAGAATAATCACTGACCCACCATTGATTAACATTGTTTCTAAGTGTAAACTGGCCAGAATAATCTGAGTTGATCATGCTATTTGTAAAATTATGCCGCGTTCGACCAGTTGAGACATCTGTCAAACTTGAAACATTAAATGCATCTCTGGTGGTAGTGGTGGTATAATCAGTGTGTGACCAAGCTTTGGAAGCACTTTGCTTAGTTAACGTGATCGGACCGCTGTTGGTATGTTCAATGGAATTTGCTCTTAGTGTACTCATATCGTTGTCAAAGTGCCTCCACTTAATACTGTCAATATCACTCCTGAATCTACTGTCATAGGTCCAATCATTAGTGCATTTGAATTACTATCTATTGTTACGCTTGCTGTAATATTCTTCGCTGTCACGTGAATTGGTTCGGTCACAATTGTTTTTGTTGCAGTGGTTGAAAACTTACCACCAGTAATTGTACTACCCGTCGCCGTAATCGTGCCAGTGAGTCCTCCACTGGCAAAGAGTGTACCATTGAGGGTAATGTCACCACTACTGTCAAGAGTAATGCAGTCAACACCATCAGGATGCTGTAACTTTTTTACGCCGATTGTACTCATGCTAAATCTCCCGCAACCTGGCACCATGCCGTGTTTGCATCATTTGGTGATGTGGCAAAGTGACAGTAATAACCAATCGCAGATGTGCTATAGGCATCAGCATTATCACTATGTACGGAGCCGGCATCATTGTAACTGCCACCATCCTGCTGAGCCAGTGTAACCGAATAATTTGCGTTATTCATATTATTAGTAAAGGTATTAGTGCTTTTTCCTGTGCCATTATCACTTATGCTACTCACATTAAAACTATCATCGATGGCCTGAGTACCAGTTTGCGTAACACTGGCCCAGGATTTAATACTGCCCTGCGTAAAATTGACTACATCTACAGTGCCGCCTTCGCTCATTCCTACCACTTCACCATTACCTTGCTGAATTCTCAGAAGATTTTGTAAGCTTGCGTTTTTAAATCGAAAGAAGCTGCCGGATTCTAATGTAAAGGTTAAGTTTCCAAAATTGCTTACTCCAATAGAGCTTGTATACGTTCCATCGCTTATTCTGATAGCAGATTTATGGCCACTACCATTACCACCGGTTTCTTCAAAAGCGATAATCCCTTGCGCTTTAACTGGACCAGCAAATGTAGAAGAGTCTGTAGATGCCGATACAATCTTTTTGTCAAAAGTTAATACTCCGTCGGTGCCAACCGTTACAGCATTTGTTCCATTTGGATATTGTATCTTTTTTACGCCAAGAATACTAGTCATTAGAATACCATAAACGTTCCGTTAATTGTTATTGTTACGCCCGAGTCTATATCAATAGGACCAACCACCATAGCATTTTCATTCGAGTCTACAGTAACATTTGAAGATACTGTATTAGGATTAAATTTAAATCTACTATCTACAATTCCTATAACTGAAGCCGAATCTGCACCGCCTGCTGCAGATCTTGCACCGACATAATTAGAGTCAACTAAATTTGTAATAGCTCTTCTAATTTTTAAGTTACCAGGTTTAGCTATACGAGCTTCCAGACGATTTTCAATCTCGTCAAAAGCTGGTACACTTATATTTCCACCTTTAACTTTTGTAGCCATTATGCGCTAGTCCTAATTGCTCTAAGCTTTACGCTTGTGTTTGTATAAGTCGGTGTGAATTTTAATCTTACTGTGCTGCCACTAATATCTGCGTCAAATGTGCCTAGATTCGAATCTAGTAGAATTTGAGCATACGTAGTCATACCAACAGTTGTGCCATTATGAGTAAGAAGTATCTCTTCACTATGGTATTTATTATCCGAATCATGTTCAATCTGCGCAATATACTTAACTGTTCTAAAGTCTGTTTTTGCGAACGTGTGTATAAGCTGATCCGCAGTCGTCGTAGTAAAATCAGAATCAATTGGCAATACACCAAAGTCTACAATTGCAGCCTTTGACATAGATGCAATTTCAAGAGTATCTCCGGATCCAATTGCAGAATCAAGTGTGACAGTTGATCCACTTGTTTCTGTGTAATCTAATCCAGATACAAGTCTTGCACCGTTCAGATATACTTCAACGTGGCCTAAGTCGTATGTAAGTGTGGCACCATTTGCATCTGCACCAGTGAACGCTGTTGTATTTGTTGACGGTGTGTATACATATGACTTGTAGTCTCTTAATTGTACATTGGCTGAGTACTCATCATGTACTCTCATTTCAATTGCATCACCAGTAAGAGGCGCAGAATCAAGAGTTATAACTGCACCAGAAAGTGAATACGTATCAGCGTGTTGAACAATACCATTAATTGTTACAATAACGTTATTTTCTGACGCTGACAGCGGCGCGGCCGAAAGCGTAAATGCTTTTGTGCTACTGTCACCGGCGTATGAATTAACCAGTACTTGATTGAAAGAACCGGAAGTCGCTCCACCGCCTCCACCAGATCCACCAGTGATATTGATTGTTTTTGTTGCACCATTACCGGTTGCGGTTACACCGGCTCCAACAAAGTTAAGAGTTGTCGCGGCAGTTGATAAAGCAGAACCTTCATCTTGTATTGTTAAAGTTCCAGCAGAAGTTTGTCTTAACTGAATGTAAGCAGAATCAATTAATGTGGTAACTTGACCAGAATCAACAAAGTCAGTACCTAATGTAGGCAGTGTTTGCGCCGGAGCTCTTGCAAGAATATACGCAGAATCTATTAGAGCTAAGACTTCCGCAGAATCAACTGTAAACAATTTGATGTTAGCTGAATCAACATTTAGCGTTACTGCACCAGTTAATCCACCACCGGATAAACCATTTCCGGCTGTGACACCAGTAATATCGCCACCGCCACCGCCGCCACCGCCGCCAAGACCAGGAGGTATTCTTGCCGAATCAAAAACACCTGAAGTAATTTTAGATGCCGGCAAATTAGGTATTGCGCTTGTACCGAGAGCATTTACGAAAGCAGCAGTAACTCGATTGTCAATGGCTGTATTTGCTCGAGTGTTAGTATAATATAGATTTGACGAACCTTCTGTAAGATCGTCAGTATCGTATCCTGTTAAGTTACGAGCATTCGTTTGTACAGAATTACCCATAAACCCGTGATTTGCGCACTGGTAATGTAAAACTGTTGGTGTTGCGTCTGTAACTTCAATTTCTATATATGATCCACTAGTGCCGGCATTCACACCACTAGTCGTAACACCGGAAGTGTACTGAGTTGTCTTAGCTGCATCATAGTAAAATTGAATTGGATGACCACTATTTGTACCATCAGACTGGTCAAACCGATATGTCCGGCCAGGGACTAGTGTGAGGAAAGGAGAAAAGACGCCATCGATCTTATAACCGTTGCCTGATCCTTGTCCGTTATATCTGTGAGTTGCATCTTTTGACGCGACAGTGACGGTGTAGGTGATTGTACCGCCATGAGGAAACTGGAGATAGCTATTTCCAGCTAGCTTCTGTACTACATTAGAACTATTCTTATAATAGAGTACGCCATCTTGGTAGTTAAGAGCTACCTCGCCGTAATCAAGAGAGCTAGGAATCCTACCAGATACGGAGGATTTCTTAAGCCTAATATCAGTTGCCATTTCCAGTCCTTAAAAAAGGTTGCTCTTATGAGTAAAAACTCGAGCTAATTTTAGTATGTTCCGCCGTCAATTATTGCAATCGAGACATCTCCACTTGTTACGCTAAACTGTCTTGCGTTACCAGGCGCGGGTGCACTTGCTGAATCTGCATATCCACCGAATGACGCTACACCTTTATTCGTTAAGGTAGCATCTTCTCCGTCGACTGTTAACGTGTTTGAAGCATCATCATATGTAAGATCAATGCCTTCGCCAGCTAATAGTAAATTGCTAACTCGATCATCGACTCTTTCATCTGTATAGAATAAACTAGATGAACCTTCAGACAGATTGTCAGTTGTATAGTTTAGAAGTAAGTTTGTAATTGTAGCGCTTGGTGCTGTAAGCGGCCTGTTGAATTGAATTGTATCTGTGGCAGACTTATAGAGGAATGTAACAGGAACAGCTGGACCATTGATTGTAATACCAGCATCATTTGCTTCTGCTGAATCAGCAGCCGAATCTGCAAGGACAAGATTCTTATCATTAAGTGAGACTGTAGTTGAATTGACTGTAGTAGTTGTACCTTCAACTTTTAGGTTACCAAGAACAATCAGTTCGCCTGCAGTACCAGCCGGAGCAGGATCAATCGTGATCTTGTTACTACCACCAGTTGAACGAATAACGTCAATACCATTTAATGAAAGAGCAGCACTATCAAGTGTCATCCTTAATGTGCCACCAGTAAAGAACTTTAAGGCGTCGGAATCAGCACCAGATGTAATTTCTGCTGTAATCTTTGTATCTTGGTCAGCGTCAATAACTCCACCAAGACCAACATAGTTTGAACCATTATAACCTTCAAACTGATTAGCGTCGGTGTTATATCTGATCTGACCTTGTGCAGCAGTTGGCCTTTGAGCATTTGAACCAACTGGTATCTGCAAAGCGCTAGTAGTGTTAATTACGAGATTAGAACCATCAAATGTAAGATT